CTATTTAATTGTGTGTTTGTGCACCCAACCATTATTGCTTGGTGAATATGTTCTGCACCAAATATTCCCTTCTGCGTCTTGAATCTCTTCAAAGATATAGACAGTCTCGCCTTTTTTAAGCGTTCCAATCTCTTTGTTGAATGTGTAGTTACTGAAATCACTACCTGCACGTTGTCTCAACGATGCAGTATATTGAATTGTTCCTTTATAATGCGGTGTCTTTGACCACGCTTTGATACGTTTACACCCTTTAGCTTTAGCAGGTTTTTTAACAGATGGCGATTGTTTCACTACTTTTTTAGGTGCAGGTGCAACTTTCTTAACAGGTGCATCGCCATTCATATATTTCACAACTAGATTGTCAATCACAGTCATATCACGTCTATTATAACCACAAGCAGCTAATAGATTACCTGGATCTTGTTTATCAGCTTGGATATCTTGATGACCAGGCATTTGATTACGTGGATTAATACCCCAAGAATTACATAAAGCTGCCATAATACGACATGCATTATCCAATGATTTACGTGATCTATTTTTATCGCTATAGTATGATGCTTCAACACCAAACGCTACATCGTTTGCATCTGCACCATACCAAGCGTTATCTGTTGGTGTATTGTAAATCACATGCCATGCTTTTTCAGTTACAGGAATACAGATAATACATTCAGTATCATCCACAAAGATATGTGCTGATGCAACACTATCCCATGGTTGCATATAAGTATTCTTATAGTAGTTCACGTTCTGTTGTGCTGATGTATTAGGGTTACCTGTATCGTGAAATACTGCAAACCTCGGATTACCACTGTTTAATCTCTGTCCTGTTCTTCTTGTCCCTATTGGTAAAAAATCTGTGTATACAGGTACACCATTCCAAGTTCCAATTTTTGTCTTTGTCATATTATCTCTCTCCTCTAATTTTGTATTAAAAAAGACAACTCATAGTGAGCTGCCTTAATTTATTTCTTCGTTTTTTTCTGACTGAACTTTAACGCTTACATCAACCTGTCCCCCAGGCAAATCTTTTGAATGTTTAGCTGTGAATTCTTCTTTCACTTCTGTTGTAATTGACTGCTTATCATTCTCACTTAAGATAACTGCTAATTTCTCTGATATATTTGCAGGTACTAGCACACCCATCTGAGCACAATTTTCTATAATAGAAAGTCCTTCATTTGCGATATAGAATATAATCGTGACAATGACCAATCCACCATTCAATTGAAGTATCTGATCAATAATATTCGCTAATACGATGATACAGAATACCATCAATTTTCTAGCAAAGCCGAATAACGACTTTCTCGACCATAAATTCTTGTTATACACTGCTTTAGCGATACCTGTCACGATGTCTACTAACATCAATATACATAAGTAGTGTAATAATCTGATATCCCCTCCGTATAAATAAAATTTAAGCATCTCTATATTTTCCAAATTCATTTCTCCGATTGTTATCCACATTTTTACCACCTCTTATAACGTTTCTTCTGTCGTTTCCTCTACCACTTGACCATCTTCTGTGTACTTCGTGCGTTCGATATCCTGTTTCACATAGAATGTAACTGTACGATTGTCGAAGATACCTGCTAACATATTCTGAACTTTACAGAATTGTTTCGCTTGTTCCTCGTCTTTAAATTTAAAAGCGTTGTTTGGTGTTGCTCCTGCTACGAATCCGTTTGAATAGTTACGTGTTAAACAACTTTCATCACCGTTAATGTTTCTTTCTACTAAATAAAACTCTTGAATTTTTTCTGTCATTTTAAATGACCTCCTGTTTTTTATTTATAAAAAAGAAGCTACAGATTATTCTGCAACTTCTTGATTATCGTTATTTTTTTCTAGCTGTTCTAGTGCATCATCTAGCATTGCTTGTAAGATAATTTTTTCGTTCATTGCTTTAGCTAATTCCTGTTGATAAAAAAGTAATTCTTTCTCATGATTTCTGTTCATTTAATTTGTCCTCCAATAATTTTAGTCTTGCTTTTAACTCGTCATTTTCATGTGCTAATTCTTGAATAGCCTTAGTATTCCACCACAACACCTCGTTACCACTAAATGAAGTGCCACTTCTCCACGCTTTAGGGAACTCATCCTTTGTTTCATCTTCTCGAATAACGATCCCATGTCTATACTTGTCATCGGCTTGAGTATTAAACTTATATTTTTTAAGTTGTAGGTTGCCCCTAAAGTCATCAAGCACGTTACGTTCCCAATCGCTTATATCGTGTTTATCTTTCTCATAAGAGTTTGCTTTCCATTCTTTAAACTGAATGTCGATAAACCCTCCATCATTCCAATCAACAAAATGCACAGCATATCCCGGTCTTCCTTTGATATAGAAGTTGTTCGCTGAATTGTTGATAGCGTTCATCGAAATAAAGTCTGAAAAGATACCCGCACTACGAATAGGTTTATACGTGGATAACGATCTGTTTCCTATACGAACTTCGTTGTCTGTACCAAGCCATAGATTTGTTTCTTTGTGTCCCACTAAATTGTCTGCGAAGACACCTTTTGCTCGTAAATTAATGTAGTTTTCATTATTGTTCCAATCTACTATTCTTACCTCAAACGAAGGTTTACCCTTGATATAGAAATTATCTGCATTGTTACCGATGGCGTTCATACTTAAAAAATCAAAGTAAGAACCTGCACCACGTACAGTATTATAAGTGGTAAATCCTTTGTTGCTAAATCGGATTTCCCCATCTGCACCCAACCATAAATGTGTGCCTTGATTTGGTGCGATACCATCAAAATAACCATATTTACCACGAGTGTTGACATAGTTATAACTACTTGATAAACCGTCTCCCGGAAGTTGTGAAGCATCAACGAAACGTACTTCATATCCATTTTGTGCTCCAACGTACATATTCGCTGTACTTGTACCCGTTGCACCTGTCTGCATGAAATCTTTATCAAGCCTGAAGATTAAACTTTTGTCAGAAGCATATGAATGGATTCCATCATTGCTGAATGTAGTATACCTGCCATCGACATGCTCTAATCTTATATTGCCGCCTTCCATGAATAACTTACTTTTATTATCAACAGACTTCATTTTATTGACTTCCAATCTGTCTATAAAAGCCTGTTTAATAGTAGTGACACCATCTTTAATAGTTACATCTCCATCGTTCATATCAATCACTTTGGCGTTTAACTTGATGCCACTTGAACCTACAGTGAAATTAGTGATATTACCATTTTCATCATAAGTAAACTGATGTCCTGTAGAAATACTGTTGATGTATTGAGATAACGTTTGATTCAAAGTCTTGCTGCTTGCATTGTAAATCTGTTGCGATACTTGTTGTGAATACTGTCTACCATCTTGAATAACTTCAGTTTTTAGTGTAGTTAGTTTTTGGTCAACATCTTCAGGTGCTGGAGTATAGTCTGTAGCTTTATTTCCTTTTTCAATTTTCATATTAGAAATTGTTGCAAAATCTCCAGAATCATATAACGAGTAAAACTCTATCGTCGATAAGTCTGTTCTTTTGGTAGTGTCTTCCTTAACTACAGCTTGAAAAGAAAGTCTCTTTTTACTTGTCCCAATATCTCTGAAAGTAGTTCCATCAATATATCTAATTCCTCTCTGATTTGAGTTATAGACTTGTAAGTAAGATCCTTTTGTCATCTGAACATCAAAAGAAATGGTTATTGTATCACCAACATTAACTTTTTTTAAAGTTGGTAAAATATCAGCAAAATACATATGTTCTCGTGGAGATTGTGTTTTTGTTATGTTTGATTTTTCAAGTAAATTCCTAGTTCCAATCTCCAATCCATTGACTGCACTATCAGCATAATCTTTAACACCTTTTATACCACCTGTATATTCAGTAAGTGTTACTCTATCTGCTATCTGATTCGATAGTTGTTGTCTTTCGCTATCTGAATTATTCAAGCGTTCAACGATGCCATTTTTGTCTGTCTGATAATCTTGTGATTTTACATAGTTTGCAAGTTTATTATCAGTCTGTTCTGTTACTACTGAAATCGCTTTTTGAACAACGTTTGGTTCTCCTATTAATTGATTGTCTTCTGATACCTGCAATCCGAACTTCTCAGCGACCTCAGACAATGCTTCATTAAATTTCTCATCAGTATACTGTGACTGTAACAACTTGAATCTTGCATCGATTGACAGTTTAGCCTGTTCAACTACTTTATATAGTGCCTGCAACTGTTCTCGATACTTTAAGAATAACGCTTGTGTGTCTACTAATTTACCGATTGTTGCTGTGTCAGGTGTCATACTTTCAAGATTCGTCTTAATATTGTTAAATACTGTTACCGTCTTATCAAGATTACTATTTAATGATACTTTAATATCTTCGTCTACTAAATACTCACTGTTCATTACTTCGTGCATTTCGTTGAGTAACTTACTGTGCTGTATCGTTAAGTTGATGAATGTATTGTTTAACTCACTGAATAAAGCCTTTTCTCGTGTGATACCACCAATCTGTTCAACATTATCTACAGATGCTTTTATCCATTGTCCTTCCCAGTATCTTTTTAGAATAGGTACGTTAGGATTAGAGGTATCTAACCAAAATACGTCATTAACTGCATTAGTTGGTGGTATGTCGCCTTTAATTATCTTTTTCTCATAATACTGTAACTCAGTGTCTAATGTGTCTTGTACAATCGTATTTACATTTGAAATACTGTCATTTAACTTCTGATTAAAGTTATCGAGTTTACTTCTGAAATACTTAAGTAAATCATCTTCTCTATACTCAACGATACGACCAAAAGTATATGTGCAGTCATCACTGATTAAGTCATGAGTAAACCCAATCACTTCACTTTCAGCATATAACGATGGTGTGAAGTCGCTGTTTTTAATACGAACTAAATCTCCGTATCTTACGACTTCGTGTGGATATTCTTTCTCTAGGTCAACGACCGTTATCTCGTAACTGATTGATGCACTCTTACGCTTATTTAACTCAGTATTCGCTAACGTTTTAAGTCTTTCTAGTGTCATATTCTGTTCGTTAGATTCTGGTTCATAGATACCCCATATATAACGCTGAGGTAAATTGAACTGTTCCTGTGCTTCATCGTCTACAACCACTGTTGTTATACGCTGCCCTTTGTCATTCTCAGGACCTAAAGCAAGTAACGCTGTCTTAACCTCTGAGAAGTCGATGGTACGTTTCATATCGACTAAATCTTTACCGTACAGAATCTCTTTACCTTTAAACAGTGACACAGGCTCTCTCATGTTTACCTTACGTTCAGCAACTTCATTACCATTGATAATGATTTCATAGCTTGCCTTAAGACTGTGATTCGTCTCAATCAACTTAATCATCTCGTAAGGTGTCTGAGTACTCGTCCATGACATTGTCCTGATGCCTGCAAAGTCACAATCACCAACAGTCCAACCTGTATCTCGCAGAACTTCTGACAACTTATCATTTACTGTCGTCTTCTCGTATTTACCTGCTAATATAGGTTTCGCTGAATCGATGTCATGTAAGTAACTGGCATTACATTCAATCGTTACATACTGTCCCTCATCCTCAACTCTTACGATGATAAACTCACGATATATGCCATTCTTATCTTGAATGATGACACGATTACGTTTCTTGAAGTGTTCAGCACGTTGACTGAGCATAGTGATATCTAACAATTCACTGTCTGCATCACGTTTATATTCAGCACGTATAACGCTGTTATCATCATTACCGATGAAATCGATGATATTACTATCAAAGTCTAATACGTGTATCAATATTTAACCTCCCTTCTATATATAGCGTTCAGTCCATTTGACTGTTGTATCGAACGTTGCCTCGGGACTTATCAACAGTTCAGATACACCTTTTTCAACATTAAAATAATTCGATCCAAAGTCTTTTAAATGCAGTGCGTTATCATCGTTTATAGTTACGATATGTTCTTTCGTATCGATATAAACTAAATCGCCTTTTCTGATGATGATAGGTGTTACATCGCTTTTGCGTGGTAACACCTCTTGTACGCTGAAACCTAATATATTAGTCGCCATATACTTAGTCGCTTTTGATGGTTTACCAACGTACATATTCATCACACGAGCAGGTCTTTGATAGAAATTACCTTTATCCTTAATAACTTTCACATCATTATCTAAAGGTTTTCTTCTCTTTGCATCGTTGTCGATATTGTATTTGAAGTTAGTAATCTTAATATCTTGTCCTCTGCGTTCTAAATACATGAATATATGAATATTCTTAGCTTTCTTTAGTTTATGACTTGTTGCTTTTGTGTATATTCTTCTAGCTTCGCCATTTTCATTATATGCGTATACGACTATTTCGCTATCATTCTTGTTCATGCTCGTATTGACATAAGCTACGCTGAACATCACGCGACCATTTTCATCTTTGACGTAAGCGACCGCTTTGCCTGCACCTGTTCCTGCATGTTGTCTTATAAGCACCTTGAATTTTATTCTGAAGTCCTGTAATGATTTACTTACTGACTTGTAGATAGCTGCACCATGCCAATTCGTTTTAGTATTTGTCCCCCATTCTGATGGATAGATACTTTCTTTTAAGTTCGATAGTGAGAACTTACCACCCATCGCATCTCCACCATCTAATAAATTTCCGTATGAAGTGTCGTTAGGTACATAAGCCCAATTTCTTAATCCTACTTCGTTGAACTCATCGTTAAACTGATAAGGTTCTGTATCTTGAATACTTTTATAAACATCTTCAGGTTGACCGACCATAAAATAATCAGTAGCTTCACCGTTTACACCTTTAGCAATCATGAAGTTTGTACTATTCTTTAATGCTCTTGCTTCAATAATTACAGGTGTATCTGCTGTACCTGTATTAACAATTGATACTTGGTCAGATATTGCTGTATTCATGCTACCCGTAGCAGCGTATCTGTACGGATCATTGAGTACTACATTGATAGTGAAGTTATTAATCTGTCTTGATGTTTCCTTATAAATCTCAATAGGACCTTCAAACTCAGCGTTCCAACACCAATCTTTACTCTCAAACTGTAGCTTTACAGGTTCATCATAATCAAAGAACTTAGTAAGTTCGTTTGCGATGTCGTCATACGACTTCGTACCACTGATATAATCGTTCAACACGATTAATGGTAACTCGAATGAATAAGCGTTCAGACTTCTATTCTTCTTAACTGCTCCTGCTCTACCACGTATATTTTCTGATTCAATGGCAAAATTAAAAGAGGGTATCTTAAACCCTCTTTCAACAATTAGCCAAGGAAGTTTTTTACCATTTACGATAATTGTATCGTTCATAACTACCTCCTATGCGAATGATGGTCTAAACTGACTTTTACGTGACTTCTGTCTGTTATATTCGTCTATACCTTCAAACACCTGTTTCTTATGTTCGTACTTGTCGATTGTGAAATCTTTATCAGCAATCTGTTGATTACTTCTCACAATCTCAGCAAGTAACGCAATCTGTTCTTGTTGCTGTTGTATCATCTGGAATAGTAAAGCATCGTTATTCGACGAACCTATACTGCTGTTCGATAACTGACTAGGACGTTTATTCCCTGCTGTCTTGTTACCTCTAATCTGATTCGCTGCCATAGCAAGCATCATCATTGATTGTGATGCATATTTTGGATCTGTTGATATTACCCACTCAGGATAACCACCCTCAGCAATGTTATACCAACCGGCATTTTTGATTAAGCCGCCTGTAGCATAGCCATGACCTTTACCGATTACAGATAACATTGAACTACCGTAACGTGCTTTAGCATATCTCATGCCGGCGATTAAGTTATCTAGTCCATTCATGATGTTGCCATGCCCCGGTAATTTATAAGCGCTGAATGTACCCGGTTTAACCTGTACAAGCCCCATTGCTTTACCGTCTGCCAGTCCATCATCTCCACCGATAGCTTTAGGATTACCACCGGATTCAGTTTGAATCTGTTGTTTCCAAGCGTTTACGTAAGCAGATGTTGTTGGTAGTCCTGCGAGTTTTAACGCTTTCTTAATATCACCATTCCATTTACCTGAAGTACCACCACCATTATTTTTCTTCAACCATGGTATAGGGTCAATCGGTACGCCGTTTTTCTGTACCTCTAAATGCAAGTGAGGTCCCGATGACATACCTGTATCTCCGGATACTCCTAAATAATCTCCCGGTTTAACGTCCTTCGAACCTTTGAACGCATGTTTGCTCATGTGACCATAAATAACCTTCATATTCCCTTTAACGATATCAACCATGTTACCGAATCCACCGTTATAACCTGAACGTGCTGTCGCTTTACCACCCATGACACTGTATAACTTGTCATAAACGTAGTTCAAATCGACACCCATGTGAGGTTGTGGGAACGGATAACCCGGTGCTCTACCATTCGGACTGAACGGGAAGTTGATTCCTTTTGCTAAATCGATGTAACCACCGTCTCCACCCTGTTCATCGAACCATGATTTGAACGTTTTAATTGCTCCATCTTTTAACTTTTTAAACATACCTTTCATCATGTCGAACGGTAGACTTGCCGCTTTAGGAATGCCAAACGATGACATATCGATACCGAAACCTTCTAATACTTTTTCTAAAAGTTTAGCCGGATCATCTATCCAATCCATCACATCGCCAATTTTATCACTTAGCCATTCTTTTCCTTTTGCAGCAGTTTCTAAAGTTTTATTGACTACAGCTTTACCACCATCAACAACTTTACCTGTTACAGCTTTACCACCGTTGACCACATCACTGAATATGTTATCGCCTTTTTTAGCTTTAGTGCCTGTACCTTTATGGAATCTAGGGAACGTACCATTACTGAACATAGCGTGTGTTTGTGCGCCATTAAATACTTCAGAACCTCTAGGTAGGAACGCTTTAGTATCTTTATCAGGTGTGAGTACTGTCTTACCGTTAGGATAACGTATCATCTCGTGTCTAAATCCGTTAGGACCGTTGCCACGCCCTTTGTCGCCAACTGTAGCGAATGTATCTTGTGCAAGTTTACCGTTCTTTGTGAGTGAGCCTGTACCTGTACTTAGTTTCATTTCAGGTATTTTATCCATACCGAGTTTTCCACCAACCCAGTTTACACCGCTGATTAAATTATTAAGTCCTTTTTTCACATTCTTAGTCATGCCACCAATGTGACCTTTAATCGTGTCAATGTGACCTTTAATACCTGAACCCATCGATTTGAATATACCCGTTACTTTGTCTTTCATTGCTTGCGCTTTGCCGATAGTGTTATCTTTAATACCATTCCATAGATTACTCATTGTATTCTTTAACTTCGTGAACGTATCTCTACCAAAGTTGAATATTCTATTGAAGTTATTTCTTACACCGTTCCAAATGTTTTTGAGCGATGAAGTGAAAACACCTTTTATTGCATTCCATATTGACGAGAAGAAGTTTTTCAATGCGTTGAATATACTCTTACCGATGTTAAAGATATTAGTGAATGATCGTTTAGAACTATTGAATACAGCCGATAATGCTGTAGTGAATATCTTCTTGACAGTGTTCCATATACCGCTGAATAACCCTTTGAACAATCCACCGAATACTCGAACAGTACCTAGTATCTTACCAACAAACCATAGATTAATAAGATTCCAAATCAACTGTACAGTGCCTTTAGTAACTTGCTTGACACCCTGCCATAAACCTTTCCAATTGCCCGTAAACAGACTTGAGAAGATTTTAACGACACCTAATATGATTTTTAACGCACCCTGTATAACACCTTTGATGTTATTCCATGTCGATACAACTAATGCTTTAACAAGCGTCCACACAACGCTCATAACGGTTTGTATAACCTTCATACCAACTTTGATTATAGGAATGATTAAAGTATTAAATACAGTATTGATGACCGTATAAATCGCCATGAATATCGTCTTGAATACATTAAATATATTCGTGAGTGCTTGCTTGATTTCAGCACCATTCTTATTCCAGAAGGCACTGATTTGATTACCAATTTGAGTTGCGAATGCAGATATTGCACCGACTATTGATTTGAATGTATTCACGATGCCATCAGTAAATGGTTGAATGAATGTTAAGAAGTTCATGAACGTCTGCTTAATTGCATTTACTACACCATTCACAATATTCCTGAACGTTTCAGATTTCTTATAAGCGATGACAAACGCTACACCTAAAGCTGTTATTGCAGCGACTGCTATACCAATTGGACCTGTTAAGCCTGTGAATACACTTTGCAATATAGGAAACTTAGTCAGGATAGGTGCCATCTTAGTACTTAAGAATGCGAATCCTCCGCCTGCTTTTACAACACCTGTTATCAGTGGTCCAAATACAGTCATCATGCTACCAATTGATGAAGTGAACATACCTGCGACTAATAAAGCCGGTCCGAGTGCTGCTGCAATTGCTGCGAATCCTACTGCCATAAGTTGTAATGGTTTAGGTATATTCGTAATCGCTGTAACCATTCCGCTGAATATATCTAACGTTTTACTGATTGCAGGCTGTAGATAATCGTATAGCGTGAGTGCGAGTTCTTCGATTTGTGATCGTAGGGTTCTCAATTTACCCCCAACTCCACCCTCCATCGTGTCACTCATACGTTTAGCAGCACCTGAACTGCCATCTATAGATTTTGTGAGTTTTTGGTAATCTTCATCAGAAGCGTTAATAATCGCTAACGCACCACTCATCGCTTCTTTACCGAATATCGTTGCTGCTGCACTAGCCTGTTGGTCTTTGGATAAGTTTTTGAAAGAACTACGCATTTTATCCATAATATCTCTCATTGGAAGCATTTCCCCGTTAGAATCTGTGATAGACAGTCCTAAATCTTCCATTTGATTCGCCATTGCTTTTGTTGGTTTAGCTAGGTTAGTGAACATAGTACGTAAGGCTGTACCACTTTTTTCTCCTTTGATACCCGCATTCGACATTAAACCAATTGCGATAGAAGTATCTTCTATTGAATAGCCTAATGCTCCTGCGACTGGAGCAGCATATTTAAACGCTTCTCCTAACCCACTAACATCAGTGTTTGCATTAGAGCTCGTTTGTGCGAGTACGTCTGCGAAATGTGCGCTGTCTTTAGCTTTGAGTCCGAATGCTGTTAAACCATCAGTTACAATATCAGAAACAGCACCCAAGTCCTCGCCTGATGCGGCAGCTAAATTCATGATTCCGGGTAACCCTTCCATCATATCGTTGGTCTTCCATCCTGCTACAGATATTGTTATCGTTAGGCTCTTTATCCTAACATCTTATAATTTCTTATAAGTTCAGACTATATTATCATCTACAACCGAATTGTTTAGATGTCGGGCGCTCGTGGATATTTCTCCATAAAAAAACCACTCTATGCGAGTGGAATCTTTTTAGGTTAATTTATCTAGTCGTTGCACCTTCGCATTATTTCTAATACGCTTGGCTCATGGTTACCACTTACAGTAACTTAATATCGTAAGAGTTAGTGTAATAGAGGCTTTCTATGAATTCACCCGATTTTTAACCATACATTTCTGTATAGTGACCCTAGCAGTTTTAAGGCCATGTAGTTCAAACCATCTGCTGCATCTGACGCACTAAATTTAGTGGTCGCTCCCATCTCTCGTGCTTTGTCTTTCAATTTTTCTAAATCTTTGCCACTTGCTCCACTTGTCGCCTGCACCTTACGCATTGCATCGTCAAAGTCGATTCCTTTTTTAGCAGCTAATCCGAAACCTGCGACAACGGGTGCTGTCACATACATTGACATGCTACGACCCACGTTTTTCATTTGGTCTCCAACTTCTTTAAACTTAGGTCCTAAATCAGTGAACTGTTGACCTAATTTACCGAACGCACTATTTGAAATGCGTGCTGCATCATTAGCCTCTTTCTGAAATCGTTTAAATTCTTCAGTTGTGTTACCTAACTCATGTTCAAGTCTGTTCAGTTCGTTAGCTTGCTTGTTATACTCTTTTCGCAAGTTCATTGCTTCTTTACTGTTTTCGCCCTGTTCTTCTTTAACACGCTCATATTCTTTAGAAAGTTCGCCAACGTTCTTCTTATACGTCTTAACAGTTCCATCAAGTTCACGTATACGCTGCTTATAACTATCTGTAGACTTCTCTGTGTACTTGAAGTTATTTGATGTGAGTTTTAAATCAGAATTCAATGTATTAAAGCTACGTCTTATTTCAGATAGAGAACGTGTAATGCCTGCTGATTCCAAGTCTAAACCAATGGATAGACCTCTAATTCTTTCTGCCATGTTGTCCTCCTTTCCTGAAAAAATTCAAAAAAATAACCTTAGCCATATAGACTAAGGTGGTTAAAACGCATCCAGAAGTGCTTCTGCTTTATCTTCTGATGCAACTTTGCTTTTATTCTCATATAAAGATAGAACGTAATAAAATGGCATTTTCAAAACTTCGTTCGGATCTTTGCCATTTTCAATTAAGTCTAGCATGATAGTATCCATATTCTCCAACATACCTTCGTACGTTAAATCATTTTCGGTTACTTCATGCTTGCGATGAAATTTTTCGTTTCGTCTGTTTGCTGACCTTGTGTTACGAACAATACTTGGTCACGTAATGTAGTCATGCCATCAGGAGCGTGTAAACGTGCTTTTAAATCATCAACAGTGAATTGGTCATTGTAGATGCGAACTGTCATGTGCATCAACTTATCAATCATTTCGCGTGGTTTCATTTCGTTGCCTTCTTTTTCGATTTCATCTAATAAGTCGATTGCTTCATATACCATATCGAATGGGATGAAATGCGGTGTTAAGAATGTTTGGAATTCTACTTCTTCTGCTTTAGTGTCTTTGATTAGTTGAATAGTATTACGTTTTAATTTTGCCATTTTATTATTCTCTCCTTTAAATTAGAAAAGGGACTTCAAGTCCCTTAGTTTTTTTCTGTTAGTTTTTTTATTCTGCTAGTTCTGTTTCATCTTCTGTTTCGTCCGGTTCTACCGGACTTTTTACAAAGATTCCGTTACTTCGTATGCTGCACCTAATACTTTTTTAAGGAATGCTGCTTCTCCTTTTTCAGGGTCTTCTGCATTCACAGTGTCATTTGCTGAATCGTAAATGTATTTACGAGTAGGCTTTTTACCATTTAAGATAGGGAATAATGCTTCGCCCTCAACTTCTTCAGATGAGAACTCCCAATCTTTCTCCGCTGTTTCCCCTTCGATTTTTGGATCAGTGAACATAACTTTTGGTAATAGTACTGTACGGAATGAACCATCACGACGTTCTTGTCTGAACCATACCGCTACATAGTTGTTCTGTTTCCCTTGTTGCTCTTCATAGACACCATTCTCATCGTACTTTTCATTAAATACGATTTCACGAATTTCTTTAGGGAATGCGTGCATTTTAAGACTGATTTTACCTTCTCCATCAGTATTACCCGATTCAATAGGACCACCATCAGCATAAGCTGTCTTAAGTTCCCCACCTGTTTCAATTCCGATTTCTTGTAGTCCACGTGTCTTAGTGATGTTGTCATATACCAACGCTTCGCCTTCTTTAGTAAGTTTGGCGAATCCTAAATCTTTAACATTGATATACGCTTTTGGTGTTGATGCATATTTAACTGCCATTTAATTTTCCTCCTTATAAAAAATGCCCTCGTATACCCGAGCGCTCCTGTATGTTTTAAATTCTTCTAAATACTCTGGTTTATTACTTGATACATTACCTAGTTTGAGTTCCTTCCATAATAAATGTTGAACACGATCAGCTACGATGTTTCTCACTAATCTCGCATTGTATTTATCGCTATATTTAACGATAACGTCTACTTGAACAGTGTATTCATAAGCCATCTCGTCTCCATCTGCATAGGATGTAGGCATAGGGTCATCAATATCATCAATAACGATAAAAGGGAACGTTGTATCTTTTACGTTAGGATAGTGATTAAACTTTATATTCTTTTTTTCGATGTATTGACCGATGATTTCATCGTCTTCAATCGCTCTGTATACTGCCATTAATATATCCTTCATAACTTTTTCAACTCCCTTTTAACTGTCTCTGTATATTTCCTTTGACCCTGTTTGACTGCCCGATTAATACCACCCTGCGCCTTCGGTTTAACGAAAAAGCCACGTTTATCAAAGTGACCGTACTCAATAAGATGTACAAGTGTATATCTATTATTAGGACCTTTCCACATGATATGAACCGTACGTTTACCACCGTTCCAATATGGCTCGGAATGTGTTATTTCGTTAATTAATGCACCCGAGCGTTCAGAAGGTTTAAGCTGTCTTTTTATTTCATCGATTATCACTTTAGCACCTGCAATAAGTGCTTTGTCTGTTATCGCTTGCATCGCTTTTCTTCCGAACCGTTTCTCGAGTTCACGTTCTAACTCATCCAATCCCTCGAACTTTACGCTCATGACTTGTAACCTGCACGTATCATGATGAAGTCCTTATTATCTAAGTCGGGAGATACTTGCTTGATGTTCAGCGATTCCTTAAAGTACTCTGAATCAATCTTGATATAATGTTTTTCGTCGGGAATGTATTCTCCATGCGTGTCTCTGATGAACAGCTTTATGTCATTGTGTGTTCCATTCGAGATGGCTTGTTCTAATTCTTTTAGCCAGACACCATCGACACTAGCCCAACAGCTGTAAAGGAGCTTTTCTTGCTGTTCCCCAGCTTCAGGACCATCATATTCTACATATTTGTAGAAATGCACACGTGTATTCATGCTACGCGTTGTAATACGTGGTTTCTTGAATTGTGTTTTCATTCTCAACCTCCATCTGACTTATACCAAAGTCAATCAAATCTTCTCTATAGTTATCGTTGAAGTGTTCAAGTAAGTCTTGATACTCGTATCTCGCACGACTTAAGACTAAGGCTTGCCCACATGGATTATGTGTTTCAAATGCACCATAATCACGCTGCAGTTTATCGTATGAACGCTGCAGTAAGTTTGTGATATGTTCATCTTCTGTGGAGTGGTCTATCTTTTCGAGTTGCTTGAACGCTTTTAAAAGTTCGTTCATAACTATTCACTCAACAATTCAATTAAATCTGCTTTAGTATCTGTTTTCTGATACTCAAGATCGTGAGCGATACACAGTTCCTGCAACTCGACTTTAGTTAATTTATCTAAAGGTACGATATATACTTTGTCATACTTATTCTTTTCAACATTCATCAGTAAGTCCTCTCGACTTTCTTTGTTAGGTAATGGATAAATGTCGTTTACTTCGTATTTATGTTTGTGTTGTTCATCATTGAACTTCCTTACAACTTTGTACTTCATCTTATCCCTCCTAAAATAAAAATGACCTCACTAATAGTGAGACCATCTTATAAAGATTCTTCTAACGCTTCTAAAGGTGTGTGACCTTCAACTTTTAAAGTCCAAACTGCCGCTGCGTTATCATCTTTCGCTTTACCGTATGCGAACTGTTTAGCAGTGTATAAGTCCATATCTTCTAATGCGAGTGTTTGGTCAAATTTGCGTACTGTAATACCTCCACCAACATAAGCATCGTAACGGCCTTTAACGAACGATAACACTTTACCTGGTGCTTGTGCTTCTGATTCAATGATTTGTGTGTTAAATGGCAATGCAGTCACATATACACCATTTGCATTTAATGTAGTGTGTTGTGCGTTGATTACCCATGCATCTGTTGGATTTACAACTAATACTAAATTACCTGTAACTGCAACTGATCGTGATGGTTTCGTTGAAGTTTTTTCAGTGCGAGAATGGAATGCATACATTTTAGTAAATTCAAGAACAGTTGTTTTTGAATCTTTGAATGTTAATTCGCCTTTCGCTTCTTTTTCAGGGTATTTACCCATAGAAACTGATACACCTTCTTGAACTTGACGATTAAGTCCTACAGGCTTATCATTACCATCTCCACTTAGGAATGCTGCTTCAAGTGCTACTGCGAATGCTTCATCAATTTGAGCGCGAACGAACGATTCTACCCAAGCAGGTCCAAAGTCTGCTAAATCTTTAGGGATAACAACAAATGCTGTTAATTTGTTTTGGATTGCTTCTTCATCACTGAAAGCTGCATCTAATTGACCTTTGATTTCGCCAAAGATTTTACCCCATACTGCTTTACCTTTTGTTTCAGCTTTCAAGAACTTCATGCGTAATCCTGCATTTTTAAGTCCTAATGCTTCAAGTAAAGGGTGTGCTGTTGTTAAATCTTCAAAGATACGGTCAATTGTTTCTTGTGGTAATAATTTTTCTTCTTTGTAACCTACTTCTTTGTTGATTTCATTGAAAAATTTACGTTGCTCAGCGTTTAGTTTTTGGTCTGCTGTAGGCATGTTAATTACGCCCTCTGCTTCCGTTTTCGCTTGCGCTTTTGCTTCTTCGAATAATTCGTTAATCATTTCTGAATAAAGTTCATTCTGTACATCTTGTGATTCGTTGCTCTGTACTGCGTTTAAAAAGTTCTGACGAGCTGTCTTGAACTCGTTGCTTAAATTAATTGTCATCTTGTGACCTCCTGTAATTTTGTATTAAAAAAAGAACCTCTTAAGTCCATTTTTGACTTCGGGTTCCGTCTCCGTTTTATTATTCATTTTTTCGATTACTTTCTCTGCGATTGCATCTACATCAATTTTTACTTCCGGTGTCTTATTCATAATGGCACTTACTCGATTAATCACATCATCTGATAACATTTGACCAGCGTTTGCGACTAAACGAGGGGTGTTCTCTGCAAACATCTTACTGTCTGCGAAACCTTTCTCTACAGCCATATCAGCAGTGAGCCATGTCTCATCATCCATCATAGATAAGATTTCATCTTGTGATAAACCTGTTTTATCCATATAAGCATTAGCAATTGATTTATTAAAGCCCTCTAACATATTAGATGTGTGTTCCATGCTACGATTATCTCCAAATGCTACCGTTGCAGCGTTATGAATCATAATCTGTGCTGTAGGACTGATTTCAACTTTATCTCCTGCCATAGCGATTACTGATGCTGCACTTGCTGCAATACCGACGATTTTTACATTTACGTTATTCGGTACATCCCTCAAAGCAGTATAGATTTCACTACCTGAATAAACATCTCCACCACCACTATTGATTAACACTTCAATATCTTCTGTCGCATCCTTCAATTGATCAGTGATATCTTTCGGGGATGTTGCATCCATTTCGAACAACTCGTAAATCCATTTATCATCATTTGGTACGATTGCTCCTTTAACCTCTAACTTCAATATTATTCACCTCCCTTCGATGCTTTTTCATAGTTCTTCGTGATAAGGTACTCATCAAGCTCAGGATTATCTGATGGTTCTTCCCCCAACATGATACGTACTTCATTACGTGTGAATGAACCACTACTTACTAGCTTGTCAATCGCTTCTGAATGTTCCAGTGGCGATTTCTTATTCACACCTACAATTTCAATCCGACTGCCTTTCAGATACTCGTTTTGCGTAAATAACTTAGCGTTCAATTCGTTTTCTATCTTCTTAAGTAGAGGGTTCAAACAGAATTTCTCGAATACTTTCATATTCTTTTCTAAGTCGGCAGTTTCTCCATATAGTAAGCCTGGTGGTATGCCGACAATCAACGCTACATTCTTTATTGCATCTTTAAGTAAGTCTGACATCTCTGTAAATGCGATGTTGCTTGAATTACCTTTCGATAACTCTTCATAATCAAACCCTTTAATTAAAGGCACGATAGCAGTCTGATTTTCACTGAATGCTTTAAATATCTTTTGCATATAAGCACTCATCTTCTCTTGCTGCTCTTTAGCCATCGAATTGCTTTCAGCACGAACAATACCTCTGATTTGATAGTTCTTCATCTGTGCATTGATCATACGTCCAAATATCTTACCGTAATCTTCGAATAACGATTCTACTAACGTTACGACTTGATTGTTATTGAATTTAAGATAAATCACTTCATTCATCTTAAATGTGCGTTCATACTGATAATCTTTAATCGTTACACTCTCGAATACATCATCATACAGTGCGTATTCCTTACGATAGAAACTGTCGGCGATTAGTAACTCTTTTTTATCAGATACAACGATTAATACTTCATTGTCATAGATAAGTTTATAGATAACTGACTGCCAGAACGTGTCGCTCGACATGTCTGTGTTCGGTTTAACGTTCAGCTTGTAATACACGTCATTTTTTAGTGACTTATGACCATTAATAATCTTGAAATGACTTTGTGCCACTGCTTTAGACAGAAACTCGATACAGCTATCAAGTGCCAATCGTTTAACGTATGCTTGATTCGATAAATCATCGATAGCATCGTAATCATACATCCATCGCGTATCTTCTCGTTTCTTAAATATACTGTCGAAAATTCCCATGTTTCACCTCCTCCCTAGAAGTTGAAGCTATTCAAGAAGTCTAGCGAATCGTCTAAGTCAACGTTCACGATCTCATCTGCTCTATACAGTGCATGTACAAAAGCCATAAAGCCATCTGTCTTACGTCTCACTTCGTCCTTCTTAACATATTCTTTATTCCCATCAGGTTTAATCTTGACAGCAACGTTATTCGTAAACCATCGCATTAATGGGTTATCTCCATATATGACATTGTGTTTTGCGAACATCGTGTCTATACGTGGTGCAAGCAATCCATGTATCGCTTTAGGGTTACGTATCACTTCAAGTGGTATACCTACTTCATCAAATGCACGTCTTACAATGTCTGTTCTGTAGTTATCAGCCACAACTTTTTCAAGTCCGTATTTCTCACGTGCCTTAACAAACCAATTGACAATATACTCTACCTCGATAACATCATCATCAACGATAGTGAGATAACCTTTTTCTTCCCATTCCTTAATAGGTGGTTCAAGTTTTACTGTGTCTAAAAAGCCTTGACGTACAAACGAGTGTGTTATCCATATATAGTCTTCGTTTTTCCTGAACAGTAATCCAACACTTGCAAAGTCACGTATATTCGCAAAGTCGAGACCACCTATACACATCTGATTATCAAGTTTAGGTATCGGTCTGTTTGTTGCGAGTATTTCTTCCCAGGGAGCGATGACTTTTTCTAAATCAACTTCCGGTAAGTTCATACGTTTTGTCATGAATTCAGGACGATTCGAACGGTTGAAAGGTAAATCATAGAATTCTTCTTCAATTGTGCTTTTTAAGGTTTTAGCATAATCTGATAAAGGTTTGTGCAACATTGGATTCGCTTTTTCCCACATAGTTAAATCATCGACTTCTTTTGGATCATCTAACTTACAATAAAAAGGGAATAGCCTACTGTTTTTTACTTTACCAGCTAACACACTTTTAATTTTTTCCTTCATCGAATCCATGTAACCTTCACGAATAAATCCATCCGTACTTATATAGAATGTTCTACGATTCTTTTTCTTACCAAGACCACCACGTTTTACGTTTACCATTTCAGGCCCCATAAAGTAATGGATTTCATCAAAAATAACACACCCCTCACGACCACCGTCTTTGGTTTTCGTATTTGATGTGTTATATTTAATTATTGATTTTGTAGACCTATTAAGTATCTCTGTCTTACTAACTTCGTATGGCGCATTCATTGTTCGTCCTGTTTTATTCCTGTTGTTTTCGATTAATACGTTTCTTATCTCGTCAAATGAAGTTTTAGCTTGGTCTTCACTATTTGCAACAATTGAGATATGGTATTCTTTTATCCCGTGTAACGGTGTGCTTAAAAAGTCGCTAATAGCACTGATAAAACCATTCTTACCAGCACCACGTCCCATAAGTATGGCTATCTCTGTGAAAAATGCTGCTTTTGTTGATTTATCTATCAAGAAAATGTTCGATATAATAAAACGTTGAAAAGGCAGTGTTGGGAAATACCACCGTTCAATAAATTTTATACAGTTTTCAATCATCTCTTCGTCAAAGAAAACATCATCTCTGCTATAAATATGTGTTTGGAGATAATTGAATAAATCTATTCGTTCTTGATTGAGCGTTATATCTCCATTACGCCATTGTTCTATATAGTAATCGACGTACTTATTCGTAATCATAGATAATCATCAGACGGTGCGCTTAAATCCTCTTTCTCTTTCGGTAATAAATCGGAAAGTTGTTTGATAATCTTCTGATATGCACCATCGCGAGCATTAAATAATTTTGCTACAGGTCGTTCGCGATCATATGGTTCTACACTAGCGCTTTGTTGAAACTTTTCAACGTCGCCATTTTCTTTTATATCTTCCCACATGACGTCGAGTAATACCCTTAATCTAGCAGCTTGCGTAATTAAACCGTCCACCACTTTTAATTTGTCTTGTGGAATATCCTTATATAATGCTTTTAAGCGATTCTTTTCCTGCACCACCAAAGCTTCATCAATTTTCATTTTCACATTTATCACCTTCTTTCTATTGTAAGGGGGGTGGGGTTATACGCGAGAAATTAATATTCTTCCGGAATCGAGCCTTCCCCCGTTTCCTGAGTGTTTCACTCGGGATTGATTTATTTGAGCCGGGGGTTATTTTGTTTTCAGAAATTTTCTCGTTTCGTATTTTTCTTTTTCTTTTCTGTTTTGTTCTTCGATGAATGTTTCTGTTTCTATAGTTTGTTTCAGTTTTCGTTCTTCTCTATCGTTAAGTATTTCTAGTATAGAATGAATTGGGTTGCGATTAGTTTCTACCATGTTTCGCCCTTTGTAGTTAATCCACCTTTTGCATAATGCTTTCCACTTCTTAGCTTTAACCCTTTGATAGGTTTCGCGATCATTCCAATACACTTTTCTTCTTCGTTCTTAACTTTATATTCATACAAACACTTTTCATCATTCAATTTAGTATCGCCCCTAAGTACAGAACCATCTACCATTTCATAACTTACATCAGTTGCATTACTCAACTTCTCTCTCAACTCTGCATTCTCTTTCTCTAATGCATCGGCTTGTAATGCTCTCTTATATAAAGCGTTGTACCTATCAATACCTAACGTAACTGTACCTACCATCTCTCATCCCTCCATTTGTTTTCCTTCTTTGTAAAACGTTTCTCTTTCTTGTTATGACATTTAATACATAACGTCTCTAGGTTATCTAGGTCATGTGCTAAGTGAGAATGCGTTGCAAGTGGAAGTATATGGTCTACATCAAGCGACTTATGTTTACTCTCATCACCTAATGTCAGTACACCATTACGCTTACACTCCTGACACTCCCTGTTATCTCTCGCAAGTACCAACGCTCTCGTGTGCTGCCATGCCTTCGACTTGTAGAACCTATGTCTGATTAATGGATCAGTATAATCCTTTATGAGTTATCACATCCATAATAAAAGAGACACCTCGCAATGAGATGTCTCTAATGTGTAGTATCGTATAATATAATAATAGCTTAAAATAAGGTGGACTTATACTAGAGAAAAGTCCGAATTTATAAACTCAATCTCGTTTGCAATATCTTTCAAGTACTTCGCCCTAACTCTCAACACTGATGTCTTACTGTAATTTAATACATCTGCAATATCATCCCAAGTCTCAACACCAAGTGTCGGCTCCCAATACTTAAGTCTAAATATCTTCTGTACCTCTTCATCAGCATCATTGTATACTTTCTCTACACCTTTCACTATCTTGTCGAGATGGTTATAATAATCATCCGTTAAACATATCGTCACTTCCCTGTTCACCGGATCGCCTGGAAGATTACTCTTACCCCCACCAGGATTATCAACGATAGGATTATCTAATAGTTCTAATCGTCTCACTTGCATTCTGAACCTTAACTTATCGATGTTCTTTATATAGTTTTCAATTGTCTTCATATCATGTCTGCTTAAGTCTGTGATTATCATCCGTTGACCACCTTTATTTAATGAGTTATCTTCCTAATAATTCTCTTACACGTTCGAGTATGTCTTTACTTTCCTGTTGACCCGAACCCACCTCTATCTGATTCATAACTAAACTCCTTCACTTCTCTTGCTATTGGATATACGACAGGTGCAACCACTAACTGTGCTACCCTATCTCCCTTCTTCACTTCATAAGGTTGTGTGCCAATGTTATCTGCGATGATTCCGATTCTGTCATGATACGTATGGTCTATCGTTCCTAGCACTACTCTTAACTTCGTCTTAACTGACATTCCTGAACGTGGTCTAACCTGTGCCTCATATCCTATAGGTAACTCGATAGCGATGTCTGTCGGAATGATTAACGTCTTGCCTGCTTTGATAGTGATATCCTCACTAGCATATAGGTCAAGTCCGGAGTCAAATTCGTTCGCTCTCGTCGGTAGTGTTGCGTTATCTGATAGTAGTTTAATGTTTAGTGTGTTCATTCCCTATAACCTCCCCACAAATTCCGCAAAGCTTTTTATCGATTCTCTGAAATTTATCAAATTACTAACGAAGTTGTTGTCATATACTTCTAATCTAGGAATCGTATGAGTGTATTCTTTTCCGTCAATCACTACTTTGTCGTAAACATATCTATATGCTTTCATTCCCTAACCCCTCCACTCTGAATACTTTCTCCGACTTCATAATCTCTGCATATCTATCTGTGCCATCATTGTTGATATGCTTTACATATAACTCAGCACCCTCTTTACTCGTTATGCTTTGTATCTCTGCTTCGTATCGTCTACCTTTCTTCGTCCATATCATTACAGGTACTACATTGTAAACAAATTGTAATTTCATACCCTTACCCCTCCAATAATTTAATCGCACCCTCTACATCAGGTGTATCCTGCTTTAACAATGCGACTGCTTGTAATGTTCGCTGCTTTGCTACTCTGTTATACTGTACGCTGTCTACTAACTCATCTAACTCATAGTCGATTAGTTCAACTGCTGATAACTTTGAACGTGAGAGGGATTGACCATATTCGGCTATCCCCTTCTCGTTCTGTTGTTTCAAAGTAGTCTCGAAGTCGTGGAGTACTCTGTTTGGATCACGCATCGTCGTTCTCCTGTAATTCAGCTATAGCCATAAGCGTCATCATCATTTCATGTTTTGCGATTCTCCACTTACCTTGTTCAATAGGTCCTACACTTTCATCATCTGCTCTAACTTTGTAATACTCATACTTTTTCTTCAGAACATCTACCAACTCACTCCAACGCTTTTCAAGTTCATCAGCACGTTGTTTTTGTTCAGCATATAACTTATTCCAAAAAATATGACTACTTTCTATTATGAAATCATCTCCATGTTTAAGATGTACAAAAGTTTCTCCAGTGAATTCTACATTCCATTCCTTTTCTTGATGATGTACCTTATCCCCTACTTTAATCATTCGTCATTCTCCTTTTCTCAATCTATAGTGAATATAAAAGAATTCTAAAGCTCTCCAATGATCCCACTTGCGTTTTCTACCAACCACAGACCAATATACTTTTCTGTATGGTGTTTTTCTCATCATTCATTCTCCTTTTCGATTAATTCGTTCATCAGAAAGTTTAATTGCCATTTTCGTTTCATCTTCAAGATTTAACATCATAGTTGATATGATTAACGCATATCTAGTTTGTATATATTTTTCTTGTAAAAACGCAAGTATCACTAATGTGATTGATATTTTTGCAGGTACATTAGAATGAACCATAAGATATATCCACGATAATAAAAGAAATATACCGAACAATTTATTGTTAACGATAGTGAATTTTATTTTATTTATGATTTCTCTCACAATCCCTCTCTCCTTTCGTGAGTTAGTCTTCATTACTCCGTTCTACTCTGTTTTTGCTTTATACAATTTATATTTTCTGATTATGTCATCTAATTTACTTTCATAAACTTCCATTTCCATACACTCTGATGTAGCCTGTTCTTCTAAAGCAATAATCTTATCCATAAAGTGTTTCGCTAATCCATACTCATCTAGTGATTGGATATAACTATCTAAAATTGTTAAATTCATTCTCTTGTCCTCCTAATAAAACTTTTTTATTTTATCGTCCGTTCAATCGGACGTTTAACGGACGATACTCGCCGCCCTCCGCTCTCTTATACCACTTATAAAACTCTTCCTTCGGCACTCTCCCTGTAACGACGTTATTCCACTCATCTGTGCCAGCAACGAAAATGTAACGTCTGTTCTTACCTGTTACAGTGTAGAAACCACCGTATAAAGTATCTTCGTACAT